AACTTCTTGTAGAGCAGGAAATTCAAGCGAACGTCCTGCATCATGTAGTCCATCATGGCATCCGAGAACTCGGCCCAGATGAACCGTTGGATGGCTACCTCGTCCGTGTAGCCAAGGGCTACCGCTTCCTTGCGCTTCTGCTCGGCATAGTCGCCTTTGTGTTCGCCTAGCCGGTGGCCCCACGCGGCCAGCGAATGCTTCCCGACGTACTCGGAAGGCACGCTGACGTCGTTGGCCTTCAGGGCCGGGTACATCAGCCGCGACACAACAAGCGTGTCTGTGACCTTCTGGCCCGCCTTGGGATTGAAGCCCGCGAGCTTCTTCAGGGCCGGGATATCGAACGCTTTGATGTTGTGACCAATGAGTTCGTCGGCCTCTTCAAGCCGCTTCACGGCCCTAGCAATCTCGGCGGGGCCGTAGCTACTCTCGACGCCAGTATCAACGTCAACGATGCCGATGCAGTGAATTTTGGAAGCTACGTAGAGAAGGCCATCCGTTTCGATGTCGAATAGGAGCCTACTCACCGGGCCTCGCCTTCAGCATCGCGTCTGCGTGTGAGTAGGCGAGCCACGCATGGGTTTCAGGGTCGGAGTAGGCACTGTTGTTAGACAAGATGCCCGCCAGCGCTTGCCCCGCGAAGTAGTCGCGGAGCGTCATGCCATCCTCGGTGTAGAGGTAGTGCCCGTCTTCGGTATGAACCGGTATCGGGAATGCGCTCTCCATCACCACGTACTCCACAGGTAGTCCGCAATCTGGGTATGTCGCACATAGGCAACCATATCCTTACGGCGATACGCCTTGACCGCCTGCTCCCCGTGCCATGCGGCAACGTTAGAACGGCGCGTCATCGTCTGCCGCTGCTCCGGTGGGATCGAAGCACTCAGGTCCTGCAACTTCATACTGTCCTCTCTTTACATTCCATTTGAGCCTATCCGCTTCACCGGTCTCGCCAGTGATGCGGCATTTGAGCGACCGCATTTGCGCGAATAGCTTCTGGTCGTTGTCCTGCTGATCGCGCTCCAAGCCAAGAACGTTGAACGAAAGCTGTTCAATGCTCGCTGATCCACGCATATCAGTGAGACTAATGGCGTCACCCTCATTGTAATTCTTCCCTCGCTTCAGATGGACAACGGCAATCACGCCAACGCCGGTCTCCTTGACGAAGCTAGCTAGCTTGGTCATCAGGATATCGATGTCTTTGCGTTCGTCGTTGGTCTCGGTGCCGCTGTGAACGATGCTGATGTGATCAAGCACAATGAACCGGCAGCCACTCGCGGCCATGAAACGCATCATGGTCAGCAGTCGGTCGCTCTCCAGCGAACCGAAGTGATCGAAAAAGTACATACCGTCGTAAACAACAGCGGCTAGCGCTGCGTCCCAATCCTCGTCACTGATGGACTCAGGATTAGCTAAGACGTTCTTTAGGGGAACACCCTGATGCAGTGCGACGTAAGCGGACACACTGGTATCGTTGTCCTCTTCAAGATAGATATTGCCGATTTTGAGCTTGTGCTCTGTTCGGAGGTGGTAGGCGATGTGCCTTGCGATAGTTGACTTGCCGATACCGCTACCGGCGCAGATAGTCGTGACTTCTCCATCTCGGAGACCCATCCACATTTCATCTAGCTTCGGCCACGGCAGCTTGAACCCTGCGCGCCGCTTCTTCTTCAGCCGCTCCTTGGTGAACTCGCGTCCCTCGCGGATGCCATCGGGCCGGTGGTCCTTGGCGTCGTAGTAAGAGCGAATGAGAGCTTGTGGCCCGTGCTTGATCAGGCACTCATTGGCGTCCTTGCAGTCCTCCGGGAGCCGGATGATCTTGACCTTACCAACAGGCAATAGCTGGCAAGCTAGCTCCAGCGCCTTTTGCCCCGGCTCGTCGTTATCGAAGCTCAGATAGATACTATCGAATGCACACAATTGCTCGTAGTGCTTCAAAATAGCCTTGCGCACTGATCCCGTACCGTTAGGTAGAGACCCGACGGGATACTTACAGTCCCACGCCTGCCAGAAGGACAGAGCGTCAATCTCGCCTTCGGTCAGCAGTACACTCCGGCCCTTGGACGGCCACAGCCAGCTAAGGTAAATCGGTGGGTCCTTTGCGTCCCCGATCCACGAGCCTTTGCTCTCCGGTGTTCTGAATTTCTGCGCTATTAGTTTTCCGCCGCTGTCCCTAACATTCATGATGTGGGTTTTAGTGGCTCGGTCGTACTGATAACCTGCTTTCCTGAGTGTCTCTTCCTTTAGTCCACGCGTTGTCATCGCGCGGTATTCGCCACGCATCGGCGTGAACGCTACATCGTGATGCCCCTCCGCTCCGCTAGGTGCTGTGTATGTCTCACAGACAAAGCAGTAGAAGCTCTGATCCTCATAGGATGCGCGCCCATCACTGGACCCACACTTATCGCACGGGCCGTGATTCAAGTATGCCGCCACGTCAATCCTCTTCTTATATAGCCGATTGTTTCTGGGGAGACGTTGTAGTCGCGAGCTAAGCTGGCGTGCGTGCCTTCTGCCTTCCTAATTGCAATAACATCGGAGGCAGTTAGCTTGACCGTGTTGCCGCGACCCTTCCGCGCCATGTCCCAACTGTTATCCTGCGCAGAGCCTGCGACCAGATGCTCGGGGTTGACGCAGCTTGGGTTGTCGCAGGTGTGCATGATCAGTTGCCCATCAGGAATAGGGCCTTTGTGCAACTCATATGAAACGCGATGCGCCCCTATGTTATTTCCTGCGCTACCGCCAGAGCCCATCACCCCATACCCGCGAGGGAGTTTCGCTCCAGTCCACTCCCAACATCCGCCGCCCGCAGAACGTCTAACCTTTGGCCAGAACCTATCTGCGAGCGGCTTCCTTTTACCCACCATCAATTACGCAGCCAGCGAGTAGCGGCTGTACTTGGTTCCGGTCTCGTCCTTGCGCACATCGGTCTCGATGTTGAAGCCCTTGCGGCGCAGCTTCAGGACCACGTCAGAGAGGCGGCCGATTTTGTAGACGATATTGCTCTCCATGGTGGAGATAGTGCGACCGCTAGCCAGATGGCCAAGGATGGTCCTCTGCTGCGGGCTAAGGCTGACCGAGCGGAAAAACTGCGAGTTCGTCATGTCTTCTTCCTCTTCTGTTGAAGTTTGATTTCATCGATCCATTCTTGCGGAATGGTCCCTTTGTCGGCCCACTTGAACCCATGGGTTTCTGCCCACATGGCGTTGGTGGTCGGACTGCCGGGATAGATTTTGGTGCTGGCGCGTTCGTACACGACGCGAATATCAAGGCCGGGGTGCTGCTCTTTGAGGAGCAACATCTTCTGGCGCTGTTCTGCGGAAGCTTGCTTGATGCCTCCGAACTTGCCGCCGCCCCAATGGCCCTTAGCTTCTAGATAGATGTTGGTTCCGGAAATCGGAAAGTCGGGCAGATACTTCGCCACTCGGGCGGGGATCGTGTACGGAATCTTTTCAGACTCGTACTCGTAGCCAATCCCCGCCGCGTCCAACTGCTCTGCAAGCTTCTCTTCGAGACCTGACCGATACCTACGCGCCAGCGCAGGTTTCTTGGTCATCAGAACGCCTCGTCATCGTCCTTAGCTGCGGACGGATCGAAGGGCGACTTGTCCTCGGCAACTGCCGGAGCCTCGTAGCCTTGCTCTTCCTCGAACGGGCTAACGCCATTGGCGCCACCGCGCTCAAGCTTAATCACCTGCACCGCGTTGAGGTACAGCTTGATACCGCCGCCGAGACCCTCGTAAACGAAGGGCGACACGTTCACTTTGATCTGCGATCCGCCGCCGATCACGGTACCCTCAGGGAGCTTGTTGTTCTTCGCGTCGTAGAGACCCGGCTTGTACTCCTCGCCGGAGCTAACCATCAGCGTGAGTTCGCCGGTCTTCTTGTCTTTCTTCCACGGCCAGTTGGCCACTGAGGAAAGGCCAGCGTCCTTAGCCAGCTTCTTCAGCCACGCATCAATTGCGCGGTGGTCTTCGTCCCCGTACTTGACACGAGTGTTCCAAGTGCGTTTCTCGGGGCCGGTTGCCTGACCCTTCGCATTCTTGGGAGTGTAGACATCGACCTTGTCGAGCTTCGGAAACACTGCGGTCCCCACGGGGAGCGTCTTAGTAATCTTCGCCATTTAGAAATTTAGTACCGTTAGTAAGCTTTAGTTGCTGAGTGCAGCGAAGTCCGCTGCCCCCGTTAATGGATGCGTTTCAGCCGCGCCTTAGCGGCGACGGGACCGCATCGGGAAAAGATGGCGAACCCTCTCCGATGCGGTCATTGCCGTTGTAGTCAGAACCCCGCATCAACCAAGGCATTGGCGAGCGCCCGCGCCTGCTCATAGCTGAGCGTGATGATGGCAGTGGTATCGTCCCTCACACTGATATTGACGCCAACGTGAGGCACTGAGACCGCCTCAAGGCGCAGGGTGGCACCACATTCGCCAGTTGTTTCGAAAACGTCGCCGTTCATCTGATGCTCGATGTTGGAGGTTGATAATTACGGATTGCTCGCACCTGATAGCGGCGCTGCTGCTTCAGCCAACGCCACTCATTCAGGTCTGCAAGGGAGACAACCGGTTTCCCGGCAATCTCCTCAAGCAGATGGTCGAGGCGGATAATCTCCCCGACGTTGGCCGCGATGCTCACGCGGTCAGTGCGATGGCGCGCTTGCAGATGCCCTCGGCGGCCATGGAGAGGACGAGCTTCGCAGCCTTCCGCTCCTGCTCGTCCTGCTCGGTAAGCGAGCCGATGGCGAGGATGAGGAGGTCAACAAGGTCTTCCGAGATGCGTTCGAAGTTGTCGGGGGTCGAAGTATTGCGCATGGTATTAGTTCCCTATGTGTGACTATTCAGGCAAAGGCGTACTTCGCCCGGTGGACTTCGTCTAAATCCAGCTTGCCCTTCGTCGGAAGCTGCGGCAGTCGCTTTTGGTTTGCTTCTGACAACTGAGCGCTTGCTGTAGTACGTAAGGTCGATAATTGGTCATGTTGTTGATACATCAGCACAAATTGCTCTCGAATGATCTCATTGAACCTGTCGGCATGTGTCGGAAGGCAACCAAATGAGTCATGGACGGTCACGATGTCAGTAATGCCCTCGTCGGCGCAGGCACCTGCCGTCAGTAGCAAATGCGCCGCGTCCAGCGAGTGGACCCAATTTGGCGCAATCGACTGCTGACACTTGCGTTTCAAGAGCGGAGCCTCCTTGCCAGTAGCTACGGTCAATTGCAGGCGCTCATTATGGAGCCATAGTTCAAGCGTCTTCGTTTTTGACTCGTGGTAGCGGTTGACGCACGGTATCCCCGCCGGTGTCACCCAGCTAACCGGCTTCCCCTCGTGCGCCATAACGCCCGCGAGAGCCTTCAGGAAGTCCATGGCCTCTGCGGGCTTGCGGACTACCTCGGTGATCGCCGCATAGGCCACGCGGCCCATGTAGCGCGCCGCTGCCGCCTGCTCCTTGACGGTCCCGAAGTGATGGGGCGTCTTGTTGCGCACGGCATCGGCTTGCAATGGCGCCATCAGGTCCTCAAAGAACTGATCGCCCATCCCGTTGGCCTCTGACGAATAGCAGAACGTCATTGTCGAGCGCTTCAGCAGCTTCCTGTCGATGCCCTTGCCATCCTTGTAGCTAAGGAACAGCTGGGCAAAGCCGCGCTTCTTTTCGTCCTGGCCCCCTGCGTCCTCTTCGACCATACGGCGGGCCACCTTAGCCACAATGGCGTAGATGTCCTGCGGCGCTTCGTTGTCCGTCAGGTTCACGAAGCGGCCTTCTTCCGCCAGCATTGCCCCCGCCATGTGCTGAAGGCCCGAACAACTCCCGTCGAAGCTGACAGGCAGCGAGCACACGTAGCTCGATCCTGCTGAAGTCGCATTCGACAATTCTCGGCATCCAGCTAGGAATAGGAACGGGCTGTCTGCCTGCGTCCAACCTAAATTGGTAAGCGGGTTGGCTGCGTAGTCTGCCAGTAGGTCCGCGTTGTCCTTCGTCCATTGCACCCTCTCAGCTATTGGTTTCTTGTCGAGCCCGGTATCCTCGCCGGGGGCCTTCTGCGCCCAACAGTTGGCAACGTGTACTCGTAGCCAATGTGTACCCTTTTCGCCAATCGGAAGCCCGTTCTTGAACAGGAAGAGGCTGCGCACATGATCGCCGCGTTGGAAGTTGAAGCGCGGCAGCGGATACACGCGGCCCCGAAAGTCCATCGTCATCCCCATGTAGAACTCGGGCACCTCGGCCAGCCGGTGCGCCTCGGCCATGTCCAGAGCCAACAGCGTCAAGTCGCTGTGTCGCTGCCGGTTGAGCTTCTGCGCGGAGTAGCGCTCCTCGCTAGCTAGCTTGCGCTCGTCCTGGCCCAAGGCTTGCCACTGCTCCTCGGTCAGCTTCTCGGGCACCTCGACCTTATCGGCCACGGTGAACCCGGGGACAACGATGCCCCTCTCCTGCACCTGATCCATCACGTCCAACAGCCAAGTGTTGATCTTGAACGGGACGGCTTGCAGCGTGTTGACGCCCTTCAGCGCGGGCGCCATCGTGCCGTCAGCTATCGCCTTCTTGACCTCTGCAATCTGGTCGTTGTTGTACGCCTTGAGCAGCGACTTCTGAGCTAGCACCCGGCTGTCCTCGGACGGCTTCTGCTTGTAGCTAACCCATGGATCGGGAGGGGTCAGCCGTGGGAGCCAAACCGGCCTGCGTACCACCATGTCCTTGACGGCATCAGCCATGAACCCCTGCGCCTCCTCGGAGACGGTCAGAACCTTGTGCTTCTCGGGGATGCCGAGCGCCTTGTTCCATTCGGTGTACTCGTCCCAACGGAACACATCGGGGAGCCCTTGGGTGAGCAGGTTGGAGCACCACACTCCCGCAATGATGCGCTCCTCCTCGGACCAATCGTCGTTCGTGAACCCGGCCTTCTTAGCTACAGCGCGGGCGGCTGCATGGCGCATTTTCTGGTTGGCGTGGCGCTTCTCCGCATACTTGGTGGCCCGCTCAGCGAGCTTCCTGTTGGACTTCATCAGCCCCGCGTAGAAGCACTCGGCCTCAAGGTTGTCAGCGAACAGCTTGATTGCCTTCACCTGCTTCTTTGGCTGGACGGCAACCACATGCAGGCCGGTCTGCAAGCAAACCAGAGCCACGAGTTCTGGGCCCAACTGGCGCAGCAGGCGCTCAAGGTTGTAGGCTTTGTCGTTGGCGTGGAGGTATTCCTTCCACTTCTCGGATAGGTATTCAGTGAGGCGCGGCAGCATCTGCTTGCTAAGGGCCATGGCGCCGCTAGTTGAACCCCTGCCGAAGCTGGCGGCCTGTCGCTTGTCCCGCTTCTTCAGGGAAGCTGCGGCCAGTTGGTATTCCCGGGCCTCAGCTATCTGCACATGTTCCATCTGTTCCCCTTCGTGTCTGTAGTACGTCAGTGCCATTTTTGAGCAAGTGGTTGGTTTTGTTGGATAGTTACCCGCAACAACCTAATTACCGTGCTTGCCTTGTCGT